TATTAACACCAACAATATTTCTCTCTTTATTTTCGTATCCAGTACCAGGATTCGTTACAACTATGGATGTGACAATACTTTTTAAAGTAGAAGACCTAAATCTATGAACACCGTTACCAAATAAAGTGAAACCAATGGTATTGATGCCAACAATAGAATCATTTAAATTTTCGTAGAGTTTGACGGTCTTACTATCTACAACTCCAACATAGTATGAGGCGGCAGTAGAAAGACCTCCAACGGCATTCTGACCATCTGTTAGATAGATTACTTCCTCACTGTCTCTAAACTTGTGATAGGTGGAAAATCCAATGGTACTAGATCCCAAACTTACCTGTGCAGAATTCTGTTCTGCATTAAATGATACACTATGAGTTACAGATGAAAGTCTAACTTCTGCGGATGCATTAATACCATTACCACCAGATATAGAAACAATGGGTTTGTTTTGGTAATCAAAACCACTATCGAGAATATCAATTCTTTCTAACTGACCCTTGACATTTACAGTACCAGTTGCACCAGTTCCTACATTATCATCAATTCTTACGATAGGGGGATTGATAATATCATAACCCCTTCCACTATTTGTAATTTTAAGTTCGGTTATATTGCCATAATTCACTTTGTTAGGAGATTTATAGTTTAGAATCTCTACACCATTATTCAGAATACCGGTGTATCCAGAAACAGTTTTATATTCACCACTCTTGTTTATAGGTGATAGTATTTCTCTATAGATTGATTGCGGTTCAAATGTTTTATTGTAGAAATTGAAGTATTCAAATTTGACGTTTGATACTGTACCATTCAATGTAACAAAGATATCATTAAAAAGATTTGATCTACTTTTTGAAAGTTTGATACTAAGACTATCGACTCTCTTGACATAGAATACACCTTCAGTAACATTATCAAATGTTGATAGAACTGATGTAGTAATTGTATTTCCATCACTATCTGTGGTTATAGTGATAGATTTACCTGGAGTGTAGTAGATAGCATCACCAGTATAAAAACCATGCTCACCACTATTCAACAGTTGAATAGTATTATTGGTCGCAGTACCACTAAATGTCAAAGATCTATTATATGGATTTATTAAAACATTTCTGTATGATGGAATTGAATTGGATGAAACAAGAAGATCTTCATTAAACTTAGAGTAAGTATTCTGTACATTTGTAAAATACTTATTCAAATACGAATACTTCGTCGAGTTTGTATAAAGTATTTGATTTTCTACTCTATAGTCGTTTGATGAGTTAAGTACCGTTTGTGTATTTACTGAAAACTCTTTCCTAGAAGAGATTGACGAAACAGTTCCTTCGATAACAATATTGTTTTGATCAATGAAGTGAACTTCATTACCAATCTTTAAAAAATGATCTTCATTTAAAAGAATACTATATTTTTTTGAACTAAAATCAGTTAAATTGAATGATTGTACTTTCCAACCAGCTTTTACATTTAAGTTCCAGTTTCTTGTTTTCTCTGTATACTTCTCAATACCAATAGATTGAACTTGAATTGTGTCATCCTTCTTTAAAGAAAAATTCTTCTCTTCGAAGGTAATATTCTTGAGTGCCGTAGAGATCTTTACCTCGATCTTCTCTTGAGACTTACTTTGATCGACATATGCATAAGCAAGATTGTATAGGGTAATATCTGTTCCCTTTTTAATTTTATTACTTACTGGAGATATGTTAAAGAACTGATTATTGTTCCTGGTCGAATATGATGTAACATACTCATTGGCATCAACATCAACAGTGTCTAATGTTCCTTCTTCTGGAAAACCAACTGTTGAATCTACATCAATGTATGTTGAGCCAACTGAAACATCATTTATAACTTTTGTCCTTTTATTTGGTACAAAAGAACCTAAAACAGTACCGTCTACATTGATATCTCTCTGATACCCAAGATCGAGACTGACTTGATAGTAATCTTTTCCATTATATACAACGGGTCTGACATTACTTACAGAACCCCTGGCACCACTACTGTCCTGGAAAAGAGTTTTATTCCTGAGATCCATAGGATCACCAAGATATTGCTCAACAATAATATCAGTAGTTACGTTGAAGTTTGCATTAGAAGGTCTTAACAGAAACTCACTGGGTCTGATAACCTCTACATCTTCACCATAAAGTGCATTGAAAAGAATTCCAAAGGATCTATCAGTTCCTTTTGATTTATAAAAACTATCTGAATGATATATAAAATTCTCTTGATTCAATCCAGAATATAAAGTTCTATCTTCAAAACCAGGAACAACCTGTGACTTCAGTTTTAATAAGAACTTTTGTAAGAAGAGAATATTTAAATTCTTGATTTCGGTATTTTTAGTATGTGTATCAGCCTCTGTTGTAGTGAATACTAATTCATCGGGAGTGTTAGATCCTTCATATGAAGTTACTGCACTAAAACCCCTTCTACAGTTCTCAAAAGTTATATCAGTTTTATATTCGTAGTAAATAATCTCATCGTCAATCTGAATCAAACCATCTCTAGTTGGAAATCCTTCGGTAAAGTTTTCTGTAGAGTTTGTCGTAATAGTCGTATCAGTGTATGATACATCTGCACCAAGAATTGTGGAGGTTTTGAGGTGTGTTAATTCTTCAACCTTTACATATTGGTCAATATTCTGAACAATATCATATGTTCCACTTTCAAATTCTTGTGAAACATAATATTGTTTTAAGAAATCAACAAGAAGTGGGTAGTCGTCTCTAACATAGTCGGGAACTTGGCTCTCGACAATATTCTGGAACTTAATTCTATCTACTGACATTCTTTATTATCTGATGAGAGATCCGTTTGTATAACTGGATGATACTATGTAATTTGTACCCGAAATATCATTACCAGAGGAAATATTATCGGAGATAGTACTTACTTTAGAGTTTGAACTGTCCAACTGTAAGTAGAGATCTTGATAACCGATCACATCGTTTGAATATGGAGAAATAGAAATTTCAATCAGTGGAACCGCCCTACTCACAACTGTTGACATGATATTGATTGGATTCAGTTTAATTTCGCCTTTAACATAATCAATAGTTCCAATTGACTGTTTCAATATTGTAGGTTCTGTTGGGGAGTTCAACTTGAACAAGAATATAGATCCTGTCCTCAAATCAGTGTTTGGTTTATCACTGAGATAAACAGTATCACTGATACCACTAACCTTAAACCCTGAGGATTTAATGTTGTAACCAAGTTCACTCTTAATGTGGAAACGATTTCCGTAACAAATTTCGTATTCGGTAAAACTATTTAACACAGGTTCCAAATCCCTTCTCATAGTCACTGTAGTGATATTTGAAGTTACCGAAACATTACTGTCGTCAACAATTTTCTGGAATTTACTGTACTTAAATCTTGCACCGAATCTATTCAACCCTCCAGATTTTGAATATCCATCAATGTTCTGAATGATCAATCCCCTAACAAAATCCGCAGAAGGGGCAACTTCTGTATTGTAATATGCTTTGACATCAGTCTCGACATACAAATACTTAAGATCAACAATCTCTGGAAGAATACCAACAACAGAATATTTCTTCAAATCATCAATAAGATTCTCTTTGATATTAGTAGAAAGATATACACCATTATTTGGTTTCACACTTATAAAGACCTTACCATATACTGGAGGTGTCAGAATCTCTCCACCAAACGCGGATACAGATTCGGTCTCTGTATAAAGTTTAGAAACAATCGCTTCATAGTCGGCTGCAGTAACTGCTCTGTTCTGTGATGCATAGATCTGTGTTGAATATTTTTTAACAGATTCAGTAGATTCAATATCCTTTCCACCATAAGAAGGAGTATTGACAGTTATCAGTGAGATACCGTTGATAACTACATTACCATTATTATCTGCCAGAGTACCAGAGAACCTACATCTATCAATACCATCTGCAGACGATCCAGCACAAACTGAATAACTAATACTAATATAGTTTGGTTCTTCTAACTTTTTACCAAATACACCATCACCAAATAAGACCTCATATCTTTCACCATCTGTTTCTTTGAGGAAGTATACNGGAGAAGTATCATCGACCTCAAACAAACTATCTGCTAGTGTGTACTTCTGTTGAATTGTAGATGTCTCTGACTCTCTTACAATGACACTCATCAAATCAGTGTCAATACCTGCATTAGAAAGAATAAACTTCTGGTTAGGAAGTCTAGAACTTACAGTGAATGCTTGGTTAATATATGTTCCTTCGTAAACATCAATATTCTCAAACTTTGCAAACCCATCAGAACCTACTGGTACAGTAATAGAACTAGGAACTATAAAAGTAAAGTTCTGACTTGAAAATCTTACACTACTTGTAACACAGATACCAGAATTTAATGTGATAGATGAGATACTAGTGTTTCTTGCATCAACAGAGAAAGTAATGTTTGCCTTCGACGCTTTCCTAGATCTTGGAAAGTATCCAATATTTCTTGCCAGGGAGACGACATTCTGTCTCAACGTGGCACTATCAATGAACACTTCATTTGCCACCATGTTGGTGTTGTATGAAGTGAGATATGTGTTATACGCTAACACATCAATAATTGATGAAAGGTTAGACCCTTCAAAGTCGTAATCAGTAAAGTTTGAATTCGCTTTAAGATAATCCTTAATCGAAGTCTTTATCTGATCAAAATCTAAACTACTAAAATTTACTAAAGGCATCTATCTACCTAGTGGGTTCTAATGCTAATGTTAATTCCTGTGCCGGAACATTTATTCCAACAATTTCATATTGAATAGTTGCATCCATTGTAGCCTCATCATAGTTGGGTTTAACTAAGACTTCAATAATCTCAACTCTGGGTTCATAATTTTCAATAACTAAAATGATCTCATCACGAATGATAGTTGCTGTTTGTTTATCTATGTTCTCAAAGAGAAGATCATAAACACCAGAACCCAAGTTAGGTTCAAATGGTCTTTCTCCCCTCTTTGTCAGGATTAAATTGCGAATTGATCTTGAAATCGCAGTCGTATTTTTAATTGCAATCAAATCATTGTTCAAGGGGTTAATCTGAAACGAAGCACTAATGTCTTTAAATTCTTGACTGACCCTTTGAACTGGCACAATGATACAGGAATACTGTCTTTATTTAGACAGTATTTTTCAATATTCGTTTAGTACTATCTGTTGAGCACCACAAGTACACTGATGATCAGGGTGAGAACAATCAGTTGTTTCAAAAAGTCCATCAGTGTTTACTTTTTTCTTTGTGTTCTTTGGTGTAAGACTATCATTTGCAATCTCACGAAGCATGTTGTCTTGATTATTTTCCATCTATGATAAATCCCCTACGGCGATATTCTTTATCTTCTATGTATCTGTATCCACTTGATTCTTCTAACTCTGGGATCTGTTGATCATCCCATACCGGAATAGCTATTGTATTGTTATATCTAAAGTCTGGGTTTCTTCTAAAATGAACCTCAATTAACTTACCACCAATAAACTCACAGTTAATCCACTCATACTTATCTCCCACATCATTCAAGACCTCTGGGAACTCCACAGTCCTCTCTAAGGCCTCCCATTTAGTCCATTGGTANAGTTNATCTTTACTGTCTCTANTACCTCTTACAACTAATTTTGATTGTTTGTTNTGATAATCNACTGAGATATGTTCTCCNTCAAATATCTCACACCAAAACTCTGCAGGATGTAAATGTTCTGTNTCTTNCTTTATCTCTTCTATCTTACTNTATCTACTCATACCCAGAATATTAAAGCATGGGCGAACAATATAAAAACCAGGGTTAGGAACTTCTAGTCCAGCTGGACCACAAGTATAACCTAACACCTGGCTTAGTTGTAATTTATTATAAACCCACAGATCTTCTGGTTGGATTGAATACCACTCCTCAGATACTGTGAGATGATAACTCACTTACCTTGACCCCTATACCTCTTCTTTGCACCATTACGAGAAGTGGCACTCAAGAGAGTATACTGTGAACGACCCTGACGGGACTTCTTTGGTTTTGCGGGAATATAGTTCCCATTTTTCATCATAGCCATAGTT